CCTGTACCTGCAGGACTAGTTGGTGGAACTGTTCCTCCTCCTTCTGGTGGAGGTGGTGCTCCTGCTCCTGGTGGTTGTTGTGGTGGTCCTTGCATCATTCCAGATGCTTGCATAACTTTAGCTTGTCTTAAAGCTTCTCTTTCATCATTTACAAACTTCTCAGCATCAAGATCAAATGAGTGTGCTATCTCTCTTAGTATTACTGGGAACTTTACAAAAGGTGCTAGTGCAGGATTAGAACCAATTTGCATAAGTTGTAATAGTCTTTGACTTCTTACTTCGTTACGCATAAGGCTTTCTGTACCTCTAGCTTTTATTTCTATATCGCCTTGTACATCAGGATCAAAATCAAATTGCTGATTAAAGGCATAGAAAGATTCACCTAGTGGTTGTAATAGGTAGTCATCTATATTTTTAACCACTGTTTTAATAGATATCTGAGCTGCACCCATTAGCATAGATATCCCTGCCGCTGTTCTACCAGTTCCTTGTATTCCAGTCTGACCATGTGAGAAAGACGGAATGCCTGTAGATTCATCGGACAAGGCTCTTGCTTTATCAAACATCATCAAATTCTGAGAAGATACATTAGGATACTGTGTAGCAAATAGTGCTTGACCAGGTGCTCCACCTTGTCTCCTAAATATCTTACCAGGGTATACTTCTAGGTCTTGACCTGGTACGAGATTCGTTTCATCAATCTCAAATATCAGGTTACCCGATAGAACAGCATTATCAACAGCCATTCGCATAAAGCCGTTCATTAGCTGTTGTGTATCTACCATGTTTTCTGCTAACCCTACTCCAAAGAAAGAGTAAGGGTTTAACTCATAAGGAGCAGCAAAATAAGGAATACGGATAGGCATAAAAGGATTAAACGCCAACCGTAAAATTTTGTCGTTACAAACCCAAGCGTTGATTTGAACCAAATCCACGTCTGCGTATTCTCTAGGTATATCCAAGCCTGCGTCTTCTGCAACTGTTCTATCAATGTTGCCCCAAAACTCAAGGACTTCGTAGCGATCAACGCTAACATTTGTCGAATCGTAGTCATCTAAATCATCCTCCCACCATTGTCTGGTGTAGTTAGTGCCCATTTCGATACATTCGTCTAGGGCATCTTCGTCAAACAGAGGGCGATTCTTTAGTGCCCTCATATCAGCATGGTTTAATTTATGTCGCTGAATCACATATTCTACCTCATCCATATTATTAGCTGCAGGATCAGGATAGAAATCCCAACAAGAAACAAACTCTAATCTAGGAACTGTTTTAATTTCAGGTGTATATGTACCATTACCTTCTTCATCTTGTTCCCATCTAGGGTATTCTTTGTCTTGAGCAAATGGTCCTTTTAGTATTCCTGTACCAAATAAAGACATTTCAAATGCTGCTGATCTTAAATGTTTAGAAGCTGAAGATTCTTCTAATTGATCAAGTATCTTTTTTTCCATAGCACGAGCTGCTTCTTCTGCAGGATGATATGTAATAGATGTAGGAGTAACGCCTGCACCTTCTTTTAATTCTAAGTCATCTGCTAATTCTTTTAATGCTCCTAACTCTAGCTCTTCTTCTTTAGAACCTGGTGGAAATAAACTACCTTGGTTAGGATCATCTTGTGGTTGAGTTGGATTCTTAGGATCAAAGTGTACAGATTCTTCTACACCATCTGGTAATCTTGTTGCATCAACTCCTAATGGAAATTTTTGTCCTGCAAACAGTACATCAATAATTTGACCATACGCAGCAGTAACTTTTGTTTTTGTAACTTTTAAAAATACTTGGCTTTTTTCTGTTTCTGTAAATTGTGTTTCTGAACCATAGATACCTCTATAGTTTCTATAGGAGTCCATCCATCTTGATTCTTGTGAGTAACGAGAGTCACTTGAGTAATTATACTTATTTCTAACATAAGTAGATAATGTCATTTTCTCGTCATCATCTAACTTCATTTCTAATTCTGTTTCTGTAGTTTGTTCTTCAGCCATATTTAATATCCAAATACCTGATCAGCAGGTTTCCAAGGTTTTTTCCAATCGGTGTTGGAAAAGTCATACAACCCTCTAGGAGTTGGTCTGGACATAATACCATAACGTAGTGCATCATATCCATGGTCGTAGTCTATTTTAGTATTCACATCTTCAGGATTATTTTTATCTAAAGGTATTTGTGGTAATTCTGATATAAGTTTAACACAATTTGAAAAAAATTCAACCCCTGCTTCTCCTGTTTCTTCATCTACTCTTAATAATCTATGTAGCTCATTTTTACCTGCTACTCTACTTCCTTTACTTCTATCGGACTGTCTCCATCGACACCCTCTTAATATCATTGTTTCTGCAATCGAAGGACCTGTTTGTCCTCTGTTGTGCCAACAAGATGAGTCAAGAACACCATACCAAATCTTATCATCGTTCTCTCTTTCAATAGTTAGTATTAAGTCTGCTAACTCCTCTGCTGTTTTTTTCTGTACATAAAGTTCTCTATATACAATTAATTTATTATCTGGCCTTACTGCTACCCATAAACATGCTGACCAACTTGAATACCCATAGTCACATGTTCTAAATCTTTTCCATGAAGCAGGAACACTATAAGGTTCTACTACATGTATATCTCTATTGAACTCTGTGAAGGCAGCACCTTCTGCTATATCCCAAGAACCTTCTAGTAATTGTTGTCTTTGTACTTCAGGTAAAGATAACAAGTTTGCTTCATACTCTCCTGCCTCAGAAAGGTAAGGATTGTCTGTAAGTTTAGCAGGTATAAACCTTCTTTTAAATAAAGGCTTATCTGCTTTTTCATGTCCTTTTGGATAAGTTAGTACTTCTCCATTTTCTATATCTGTTGCCCAAAACGGTGAGTTATAAGCAGCAGGATCAATAAACATCTTCTTAACCCACATGTGCCCAGGACCACCTGGGTTTGTAGTGCCTCTCATATACGTAGGTAAATCATTATCTACAGTACGTAAACGAGAACGTAAATAGTTCCAAGCATATGGTGTACCATATTGAGTAAGCTCATCTACACCTATCCAAGTAAACGCTTGTCCTTGGTATCTTAGAACGTCTTTATCTTGTTCAAGATATGTCATCCATATTCTAGCACCAGAGGGAAATGTCCATAAAGACTTTCTTTCACTCCACTTAGCACCAGGAAATACTCTTGGATATAATTCCTGACTCTTCTGCACTAGCTCTCTTAACTCATCGTTTGTTCTTCTAAGTAGAAGAGCACTATGGTTAGGATGGTTGCAATATCGCAACACATCTGCTAGTAAAGCGTAGGATTTACCTCCACCTGCCGCACCACCATATAAAACTTCTTTTTCATTAGATGCTAAGAAGTCTGTCTGTGGACCACTGTTAGGTTGAAATACAATATCTCTTTCTTCTTCGATAACTTGTAGATCATCATCAGTCTCGACTATATTAGCTCTAACTGGTGGCTTCCTTTTGGCTCGAATAATTTTCTGCTTCTTTGATGAGGTCTTCTTGCGTCTCTGCCCTTGTCTTGGCTTTAACTCGTTCCCATCTAATAGTTGCTGCTTTTTTATTTCGTTCACTTTCATCCTTCTTTAGCATTTTAAATAGAGCAACATGTGATATAGATCTACCACTTTTTGCTGACAACCATTTAGCCACTTCACGTAGACTAGATGTTTTAGCATGCTGTTTAGCTATATCTAATAGTTCTTGTTGTTCTGGTATGCTTCTTAATAAGTCTTTTGAGTTTTCTACAAGTTCCCAACCAAACGGAACAGTAGAACCTAGTTTTCTTTTATATTCAATTTCCATCTACTTCTTCTTCTTCATTTTTAGAAGGCAGTATAAACAAACCAGATGGAGTGTTTACTTCTATCTTCTCTTGCTTTACTACGCCTGCTCTATCCAATACATCTTTTGCTGCAGTAAGTTTATCTCTATTACCTAACTCAGTAGGATCATCAATGATACCTGTTATTGCAACTGCTGCTTTAGGTGCATGCATGGATAAATATTCTTTTGAAGCTTGTAATATTTCTTCGTTAAGATTAGCTGTAACATCTCTCCAGGTAGTGTTAGGACTATAGCCTGCTATATCCATTGCTAATCTATGATCACCCATTGCTTCACCAAATAAAGCATCTATAAATTTTTTCTGTTTTTCTGTTAGTTCTTTTGACATTTAGAATCCTGTTGAATACTCTTCTACAAAAGCAGTAACTGTTATATCGTCAGCTGCTCCTGCTGTTGCTGATAAAAGATCTCCTGTATCAAAGTAAATAGGAGAATCAGATATAACTAAAAAATCATTTGCAGCTATACTTTTAGCTCCTGTAAGTGCAAAGTGAGTAGTAGCTGATGCATCATAAAACTCTAACTTAACTGTAGCAGCAGAAGATGCATCTACATTTGCTATCATTATTGAAGTAATAACAGCACGAGATAAACTAGGAGTTGTATAAATAGTTGTCCTATTCGTAGTAGATAATGCTACTGACTGTGATTTAAATGTAGGTATAGCCATTTATTTTTTAATACCAAATAAACATTTCTTACCAGTAGGAGAGTCTACTTTTAAAGCTCCACCACCTTTTCTATAACCAACATGCATAGTTTGTCCTGTACTAGTAGCATGTGCCTTAGCTTTTCTCTTACCTTCGTCAGTATAAGAAAACTTTTTATCTCCAACCATTGGCATGGCGTTTCTCCTTTACTCAGTTTTTTCTTTAGTTTTAATAGTAATATCTAGGTCTTTACCTTTTGGTGCAGACGCTGTTAAAGATATTTGTGACGCAGCACAACCTATTAAACTTAAACTTAATACAAATACAATTATTAAATTTTTCATTTCTTTCTCCTTACAGTTTTCTTTCCTGCTTTTTTAGTTCGAGGAAAGGATCTATTTTTACTTCTTGATACTACCCTAAGATTACTTTTTTTATTATTCTTAGGATTACCATCTTTGTGATCTATATCTTTCTTATCACCTTTAGTTACTTTACCTTTACGTAAAGCAGCTCTTCTTACCTTGTTTCTAGATGCTCTTCTTTTTTTTTGATCATCTTTACTATGGTAATTTTTGTATTCCTTTTTATAGTTTCTAGCCATACTAGTCCTTATACAAATTATTAAAAGTTATATGTGGATCAGTATAACTTTCATGTTCTTCGCTACTATGAGTCCATTGACTAGGAGCAAAATCAGGAGCTCCTTCTCCAGTAACCCATAATGCAGGATTAGTAACTCTTACTCTATTGTTAGGTAACGCTACTATATTCCCTTTCCATTGACCTTCAGTCAAGTATAATACATGACTTTGTTTATGTTGGTCCGGACTATCAGCTATTTCATCTTCTGTATAATCTACAGTAAAGATATACTTAGCTAAATAAAATTCACCATCTATCTTGGCGTACCAGGGAGATGATGATGTTCTATCCATTACGACAACTGAGTGTTGTCTTGACATACAATCCCAAGGTTGACATAAATGATTTTCCATTCTGTCAGGCCATTCATCTAGTGGTATGTCAGCAACTAGACCTTGTATTGGCATTCGAGCCCACATAGCACCACCATGTACATTAGGCTCATCATCTTCAGCTTCGCAACCAGTAAATACAATCTGAAAAGATAATGATCTATCTGGTATACAATTTACTGCTATTACTAATCCATGTAGAAATTCACCATGATAATCCTGGTGATTAGCTGTAAACTCTTTTCTTACCCATACTTTAAAGTAGGGTACATTCGATATGAGATTTGGCATAGACTATTTTCTCCTAGTCTTTACCCCACCCCTTTTCATTCCTTTTGCTTTTTTAGCGACTCCGCCTTTGCTATATCCCTTAGCTTTTTTAGTAGCGACTCCACCTTTTTTGTAGCCTTTAGCTTTCTTCATAGCTGTTCCACCTTTTTTCATGTAGCCCATTTTATTTCTAACAGTTTTAGGTAATTTACTAAGACCTTTACCTTTACCGCCTGCAGGTACTTTCTTCATTTCTTTTTTCTCCTTCTAGTAGTTTTTTTCTTTCTTACTATAGTTTTTACGTTAGTGGGTTTACCACCTACACCTTGTGCTTTAGATCTTTTTCTAGACACTGCACTTTTTCTTTGTGCAGCTGTCATACTTTTAGCTTTAGATCTCGGTACACATTTAGGGTAAGATCGTTTACTTTTACTTGCAGACTTTCTACCACAAGATTGAAACTTACCTTTCTTCTTGGGTGCACCTATGTCAACCCAATCTCCTTTAGGTCCTTTACCAAACCAGGCTGTTAGTCCTCCCTTTGGTTTAGCCATTACCTATAACCACCACCACGTTTTTTATATGTACGCACTAACCATCCATTAGCATACGCAGAAGGATAGACTTTAAACTTTCTTTTAGCTTCTGCTTTTACTCTTGCATACAATGCAGGGTTAGTAGGTTTAGCACCTTTTTTCTTAGTTGTCTTTTTTTTCTTTTTAGCCGCCATTAGTTATACCTGCTTATAAGATATTCTACACCTCTATAAGAACCTGGTCTATAACTAACTTTAGTTCTTGTTCTATTAAGCCTGTAATCAGTACCTCTGTATTTTTTCTGAAGACCTTTTCTTCTATCAATCAAAGGATATTTTATAACTTTCATGTTTGTTTTATATATTTTTTCCATTAGCATTTCCACCTTCTTCTTGCTTGTCTAATACGAGAGTTTGGATTGTTTCTTGTTTTTGCCGAACTTCTCTTCAGTTGTCCTAATGATCTTGCACAATAAGACTTTCTTCTCTTCGCAGCCTTACTACCTTTTTTAACTTTGCCAGTAACGGCTGTCTTTAATTTAGAACCAGGGTTAGCTTTACGATAAGCCTTTACCCCTTTCTTTGTCATACCTGCTCCAGACTTAGTAGGTCTATAGTTTGCCCCTTTGCCCTTTGTAGTCTTCGGTATACTCTTAGCTTTCTTTCTTGCCATATTTTAATTGTCTTTTAGAATACCACCAAATAAATAATACATTAAATGGTAATACATAAAAAAACAAATCCCCTTTATTTTCTATTAACGCTACTAACCCAATGTATAAACTTGCTACACCAAGTATGCACGCAGTAATCTTAAACGCTTCATACATCCTTTATCCTGTGTGAGGGTGCAGAGTATATCCACACCCTCGTACCCAGAAGTCTCATTTATCTGATTCAGTCATCTTCCTAGTGGAATCACTGGATCTCAAACAAATTACTATTGACACGAACCTCGCAAGAATAAGGCCAATGAGTAGAGGGACTATGGTTTTTCTTTATCTTTGATAAAATCATACTTCTGGGCAAACCATTCAGGTACTTCACTAGTACTCCAATAACTACCGATTTCTTTATCTAATGCTTCTTCAACTTCCTGGAGGGTAGGTACTCTACCCAACTTAGCAATAAAATCTTTGTCCTCACGCATTGCAGCCCTAATATAAAAAACTCTGGAATGAGGTAGGTGAATACCTGTTCCCCTTCCACCTTTTATTAAGTGCCTGTAAAACTTCTCTAGTAAGTTAACATACATATCTTTTTTTTGCGTTTTGTCAAGTTTATTTCTATATCTTTTACCTATCAAGTTTACTGGATACTTTTCAGTCATTTCAAACCCCTTAAAATTTTGTTGTTGACAAATCTGAGAAACCGTGTATAACTGTATCCAACTAAGTTGGTGGGGTTATAATACCCTACCCTCTGTTTATATTCATTTAGTGATTCACTAGGTAAGATGGACAGCACTTCACTATCCCTTTCAAACTCATATAACCTATCAGCTACTCTATAGAGATCTATTGATGCTGCACTTGATTTAATTAAGTTAGCTTTCATAGATATAATCTCTACATTACCCTCAACATAACCTATTTCAGGTATTATTCTATCTAGAGATGGTGAGCTTAGATTCCAACCTTTTCTTTTATCGGTTTTATAAGCTAATTTAATCTCTGGAAAGTAGGGACAGTATTCTTTGGCTATAGTTCTCACATAGTCTATATGCAAGTTAAACCTAAGTCTCTTAGTTCGTGCTCTATTCTTAGCACCTCTCAACATTGTATCTAATTTGTATTCAATAGGATCAGCATTCATTCTTTTCTTATGCCAATTCTTTAAATACTCAGCTTTCCCATTCGTCATAAATACGTATTGTAACCTGATTGGTATTTGGTGTCAACTTAGTTAACAACATATTCCCTAAAATTATTACAAATACGTAGATATGAACTGCTTAACATCCGATATACCAAATTTTATGTAAGATAGGTATATACGTACGT